GCGGCGGGTGTTTGTGTCGTGGCGGTCTTATCTGATGCCGAAGTGTCGGGCGATGCCCTTGCGTCCGAGTTGTCGGTCGCCGGGCTTGCGGCGGGCGTGGTGTCAAAGATGATTTCCGTTATCACGACTTTGCAGTGTTCCGTCCGGGTCGTGTCAACAACCTTTTCGGATTCATGCTTTGCCGTTTCCTTGACGCTTGTTGAATCAACCGAAACGGATGCGGTCGTTTCCTGAATCTTGCGGGTCGATGCACACGACGCAAGCATCAGGGCAACGACAATGAAGAAGAACACACGTTTCATGGGCGGAATTGTTTAATCGCTTCAAGGCGGTTCAACCATCCCTTGATGAAGCGTTGGTTGGTGTGCTTCCTCAATTCGGATGCCGTCGCCTTTCGACCGATTTTGCGTTCATACCTTGCGATTGATTGGTTGGTGATGTCGTGCAAGAACTTCTTGCGGGCTTCAAAGATAGCGTCGAAAAGCTGCCGGGGGTCGGCGGCATTGACGGCGGCAAGGGTCTTTTCACCCACGATGCCATCCGGCACGACACCCAATAGGCGTTGCGGAATGACAATGCCGTGCTTGCCTGACCCCCACACCCAATCGACAAGGATGTTTGCGACACCTTGCGACTTGATGCGGTCGGCTTTCCATCTATCCCAAAACGCGGGCTTTAACACCCGGTTTCGCACGTCGGCATCGGTCAGCATTTTCAGGTCGGCAACGTCGATGTCGCCGTCACCGTCCTTGTCATAACCGACTTGCCGCCATGTTGCGATTGTAACGCCTTTATTTGTCGCGCCCCCGGCATCGGCGGGGTCGTTGACAAAACCACCCTCAAATTTGAGGATGTAAGGCAATAGGGAATCAACATTTGCCATGTGGTTAAATGATTTGGTTTATTACTCGACACCGGGCGTTGTCGCCGGGGTGTCCTTGTCCTTGCCCCTTTCAGGGTGTTTCAGTTCGTGCAAGTCGATGTCAAAATGCCTTTCGGTCTTGTCAACCATGATGCGTTGTGCGATTTCCGCCCACCGTGCATTGTTGCAAGATGATTCGTTTTCAAGCATTGACCATATTTGCCAAAAACATACCGTTCCGGCAACGATGTTGGGCAACAACATCGCAATTTCGGGGAAAATGATTGTGTCAATCATATAGGCAAGCACGGTCACGGCATAGACTTTCACAAGGGTAACAAATACCCGTCCGGCGTAATGGCTTTTGAACTTGCCATCGTTAGCACCGGGAAACTTCTTCTTGACGCGGCGCGACAATGCCCATGCCGTGTAACAATCAAGCAACACGGCGATGGTGCAAACGATGATGAAAGGGAAAGTCGGGTGCAAGAATCCTATCAATGCGCCGATTGCCCCCATCAGGTATTTGCCGACCGCTGAAAAAATCGGATGGAGTTCGTTTGTCATATTAAGTGAAATTGAAACACTTTCCGACTTTGACAATGGTTGTGTCAATCGGATAAAGTTCAATGGGCGGTTCGTGCTTTCCGGCACGTTCCGTGTTCATTGCCGAAACCTTTGCTTCTGCTTCTTGGATGTCCTCAATAAGAATATCCGACCCGGTGAAGCAACATCGCCTTTCGCCGTCGGGTGTGCCGTCGGGCTTCTTCACAAAGAAGTCGCCGTTTGCGTCGGCACAATCGTTGAACGTCGCAAGAACGACTTGCATTTGCAGTCGCATTCCCGAATTGTTCTTGCCCGTGAACTTTGACTTTGAAATCTTTGTTTTCTCAATCAAGATGCGCTTGCCGAACAATTCTTCAATCTCGATTCCTTTTCCGATGATTGCCCCGGATTCAATTCCGAGGTCGCCAAACCTTGCCATTGTTAGTAAGTGTTAGTTAGAAGTTAGTCGTTCAGGACTTCGACCAATGCCGCGTCGATTTCTTCGGTCAGGGTCAAGAAGTCCTTATATTTCTGCACGGCGGATTCATCGACCTTGATTCCCAACGTGTGCTTGTTGTAGGAGTTTACAAGGTCAAATTCGGCGGTTTCGTCCACGATGGAACGGATGATTGCCTTTTTCAAGTTCGCTTTGGTCGGAGCTGCAAATGTCCTGACTTCATAGCAAGACCACCCGGTTTGCACTTCCTCCGCGTCGGCGGACTGATTGGCGATGTCACCGCCGGGAATGCCCTTTTCGGGCGCGACGTTAAGACGCACGATGCAAGAACCGTCGTTGTCCTTTTCAAGCATCTTCGGTTTTCCGTGCGTCATGTCGTAATGCGCATTTGGCGCGATTGAAACTAATTTCATACGGCATTGATGTTTTTAGTTTGTTAAAAAGATTTCGTGAATTGCAGTATTTACACCAGCCCCACCAACTGCAAATTTGTTGGCGATACGCTTCTTTGGGCAAAGGCTTCTTCCGTTTGTTAAGACGTGCCACCCGGCGGCACAACCTTTGCTTGATTGACTTGCGCAATCGCGTGTGGGTGTGATAAAAGACATAACCCAAGAAGTCAATTCCCCGCGCATCGACGGGGAACACCTGATAATTCTTTTTGACCGTCAGTTTCAACCCGGCAAGATAAGCCCGGATTTCGTGCAATAGTTGGTGCAAGTAATCTTTATCACCCGATAGAATGACAATATCATCGGCATATCGGAAATAATGTTTCACCCGCTTTTCCTCTTTCAACCAATGGTCGAAATAAGCCAACATCAGGTTTGCGAAGTATTGCGAAAGGTAATTGCCAATCGGCACACTCTGTCCGTCAACCGCGACAACCTTTCCGTTGACCTGAACGAAATTGCGGATGCTCAAACCGGGATGGTCGGTTGAACTAATGATTTCATCAAGAAGTGCAAGCAATCGTGCGTCCTTGATTTTGCGACGCACGATGCTTTTCAACACTTCATGGTTAATTGACGGATAGAATTTGCGGATGTCGATTTTCAGGCAATACCGTGTGCCGTCCTTGTCCTCTTTCAATGCCCGGCGCACATTCTTTGCGCAAGCATGAATCCCGCGATTCTTGATGCAAGAATAAGTGTCCTTTGTGAACACCGACACCCAAATGGGTTCAAGCACGTTCATAATCGCATGGTGCAAGATTCGGTCGGGGAAATACGGCAAGCGATAAATTAGACGCTCTTTGGGTTCATATATCGTGAAAACATGATAAGGGGATGTCTTGAAAGTTCCGTTCTTTAATTGCTCGTGCAACGCAAGGATGTTCGCTTCACGGTTTTTGTCGTGCATCTGAACACCATAAGTCCGCGACTTTCCGCGCCTTGCCTTTTCATCGGCAAGACGTAAATTGTCAAGGCTTATGACCTTTTCAAAAAGATTGTTCAAACGCTTCATCCTTGCTTGAATAATTGGCTTCTTCGGTTTCCCTACCAAAGCCGTTCAACGTGGTTTATTTTTTGCCGTGGGTCGCCCCACTCATACACCCCCGGAACGGGATGTTTTTGTGGCAAGGTTTCAGGTGATGCAATATTTTTACAAGCATTGCTGAGAACCGATATTCGCATTCGTATTCGACGGCGCATTATTCGTATTCGCATACACGAAGCCTGCATTCGCACCATTATTCGCATTACCGCTGAACAAAACGCCGCGACACCTGACAACCCTATTTTCTTTCATTTCAAGATTCCGTCAAAATGTTTTCGGGGGTCGATTTCCGCTTACGCGGCGGGGTCGATTGGGTAAAAGCAAAGCCGAGAACCGAAAGCCGCATTCGTACCCGACGGCGCACGACTCGCATGAGCACACACGAAGCCCGCATTCGCACCAGGATGCGCAGAACCGCCGAACAAAACGCCGCGTGTGGCTTCACCACTTGTGGGGATGTTTGTATAATAGTAATCGCAGAAATACGATGTTGTGCCACCACCGACCGCAAGGGGCATGATTTCGCCGTGTTCGCCGAGAATCAAGGCTTTAACATAACCCTCTTGACGGGGTAAGTTGCCGCGTAACTGATAGCCCGACCCGATGGTGCTTGCAAATTCGGCGGGATTGTCGCACACGAAAAATTCCGATAATCCCCCGGCGGCATCGGACTGAATGTTGCAAAGGCAACCATCCGTCCATTTCCATATATGACCGAAAGGATTTGTCACGCCGCGATAAGACGGAACGGCGACGGTCAGTGTTGCGCCGTACCCGGCGGGCAACGCATAATCGACAACCCCCGTGTGATTGCCCAACGAAAGGGTGTGACCGCAAGGGATGAACGGATTATAACCGCACCATGTGTTCCACTTGCCGCCGTTAAGGGTCGTGACACCCGCGCCAAGTCCGCCTTGACGCATACCGTCGGCGGTCAATGCGGCGTTGAAAGCTGCTTGCGAATTGAAATTGCAATATTCAATCGCAAAGAACCACCACAACTTGCGGTGTATCTGATATAGGTTGCAGTTCCACGACACCGACCCACGGGCGCGGGCGTATGCGCGGAAATTGGTCAGGCTGATAGATGTTGCCGGGCGACCTAACAATGTGTGGTCGGTCGCGTCATACGACGCATTGTTGTTGCCGCCGCGATAGTCGGCATCAGTGTTGACCACCGCGCAAAGTTTGTTGGTTGACCGCTGCACACACGCTTCATCGGCGGAAACATAGTCTTTACGCCACTTGATGAATCCGGGCAACGGACGGTCAGACATCAGGGCGCGACACTTGTTGCCATCCATTTCAAAGCGCATATATGCGTCGGGCAACTCGACCATGAATTGACCGTCCGCCCCGGTCAGGTTTGCCGCCGCCCCGTTGTAGCGCTTTGAGGAATCGTTTGCGTGTAAGTAGTAATTGACCGCGCCATCGTCTTTGAGGATGCAACGGCGCATAAGTGACTGAACGGGCAAGGACTGATGAAGTTCGTTCTTACCGATACGGGTTGGAATGGGATTTGAAACGGTCTTATCCCATTCAATGCCGTAATAATAGTCATAAGCGAATGCGGGCTTTGTGTTGCCCGTGCCGATTAAAAGACCCATATTAGAAGCCCCATTTTAAGTTAGTATTCGCCAACGACGTTGGCATTATCTTTTTCACGATTTCGGGATTCCACCCGCAATCAAATTGCGTTGTGACGGAATCGCCGTCAGGCATCCCGGCAAGCTGCACCGATAGAGTGACCGGGGCGTTGCCGTCGTTCTTGATGTTGAAGCACTGACCGTCCGGCAAGGAAAAGCCGGAATCCGTCAGGGCAACGACACCCATTTTGCCGATTTGGGCGGAAACTTGTTCGCCCGACCTTGTTGTGTCCATGTCGTAATTCGATTTGATGTTTGCAAAATTACCTCAATATGTCTTACTATAAAACACGATTGAATAAATAAAGCATAACTTCACGCGATAAGGGCTTCAAGGCGGTTGATTTCATCGCGGATTGATTGCCTTTCCCGGTGCAATTCCGCGATGTCATAAGGCAATGAATCACCGACCAAAGATGCTTCATAACACTTTGTTACCTTGTAGTCCGAATCTGCAAGTCCGGCTTTTAGTTCGTCGATGCGGGCTTGTGTCGCCACGGGGTCAACCTTGACTTCCCACGACTGCACGACATACCCATCAACGACGGCGAATGAATCAACCGCGACAAACCCGGTTTCCGTTTGCGGTTGTTCGGTCGGCACAAAATTGAGAAACCCGGCATCCCGAAGTTGTGCCATTCTTTCGCCAAGCGACGGCGGACAAAAGCGAATGTCCGCCGTGCCATCAGGCAATATTTTTGCTAATTCCATGATTGTTAATTATATCGGTTAATGATTGTCCACCGTCCGGCATAGTAACGGAACATGATTGAATCACCCTTTGCCATGTCGATTGTCGAAACCGTTTCGCCATTCTGATTATACATTTGCCCCCCGGTTTGCGAAGTAAGAACAACGATATTTGACATGAACGGGTCACACACGATTTCCAAGTCAAATTGAATTGCGGCATTACCGGTCATTTTGTCAACCGTTGTTTTTGTCGGTAACTTCACACTCATTCGTCGTGACGTGCAAGATGTGAAATAATATTTGTGAGTTTGACCAATCCATAATTCGATAATGTCATTATAAACCCTACCAATGTAACCTTTTTCAAACATTGCGACCTTACCGACATTGAATTGATTTCCGAACACCGCAAGTGACTTCGGGCGATACCAATATTCATTTTGTTCATCGGCGGTCGTTTTGTGTTTGTGGTGAACTTCAAGTGTCGTTCCCATGTCACCCGTCAGTTCAAACAATCCGCAATAAGGATAGCCAAGTGAATTAAGGCAACCGACAAGAACCCTTTGGTCGCCGTTATAGAATCGGATGAAATCACGCAACAATGCCAATCCGTGCGTCGTGTCTTGCTCCGACGAAGAACCATAACCGATTCGCCCGGTTGAAATATTGAACCCGCCGATTGAGCCGGAAAGGGCATTTATAACACCCTCGACCGTTGCTTTGGTCATTACCACCGACCCGTCTTGCATTACTCGATAAGGCGCGGTTGCTCGGTTTTCAAAGGATTCGCCCGCCCAAAAGCGGATTGATGATGCCGTCGTGCCTTGCCCGGTGATGCCCGCAAGGATGCTTTGATTGTCGCCCGCAACCTGAATTGTGCCGGACGTAACGATGCCGCCGTCAATGGTTGTTTTGGTGTTGTCGTAATATACGGCAACGACCCAATCGTTGACATTGTAGGATTGCCCGGCGGTTTTCGCGGTGATACAACGGCGCAACTCTTTCCCGTCAACCCATAAGTCGCCGATGTCATAAGGGGGATAAGGCGTTGACACGAAAATGCGGGCTTTGGAGTTCGCCGCATCAAGGGCATCTTGCGCCAATGACAAGGCTTGTGCCAATTCCGTATCTTCTTTCCAATAGTAATAATCGGACGTTGACAACGCCGCGCCCGGATGCGGGCGCACCTTGCCTTTGACATATCGCCAAACCTTGCCCGATTCGGTGTTATAAAACAAGTCGCCCAAGTGCTTTTCCCGTTCAGTGACACCACCGCTTGCCGCATCTGCTTCGACCCATCCTTTTGCGGGTTCATTTGCCGTCGCGGTCGGGGCGGTGCTGTCCGGGGTCGGGTCAACCTCATAGAACCATTGTTCAATCACGCCGTCAAGTTGCGATTGAAGCCCCGAAAGAAGCCCCGGCAAGGTGTTGTTGATGAAATCCTTGCTTTCAAGGGCTTCTTGCCCCAATTCTTCAAGGGTCTTTTCTTCACCGTTGGAGTTGAACACGATGCGTCCGCCGATTTCGGAATTATCCAAATCGAAGTATGTTTCACCGTCGGCGGATTCGATGCGCCCGGTCTTGATGAACCGCCCGTTTATCATGGTGAATCCATAAGTCAGGGCGACGGAACGTGCCTTGATGTCAGGGTCAACGGAATTGATAACACCTATCCAAAACCAATAATAATTGGCATCCTCGTTGACCTTGTGTTGCGCGGATGTGATTTGAATTGTGCCGTCTTGTCCAGCTTTGTTACACCGGGCATAAATATAATATGCCTGTGTGTCGGGGGTAATGGTAATTTGCCCGTCGGCAAGCACCCACGACACCGCCGATTCCTCGTTGATGGTGTAATGGGTCAGCACACCGCCTTTCCACCTGAAAATGCGCGGATTCCCGTTGTAATTCGGCTCAAAGACCGTGTTTGCCAATCCGAATTGCATTGACTTTGCGCCCACGGATAGTGCAAGCGTATCAATCGAATTGGGCTTGATTTTGTCGGTGTAATAATCCCCCTCCGGGTCGAAAACCATGTCAAGGACTTCACGACTTGACCGCCAATTTGCACGGGCGCGGGCGGGGTCTTTAAGATTGTTGACTTCCAAAACCTTGTCAATGTCGATGATGTCGGAAATCACCCGGTTGGTGATGTTCGATGTCACGGTGTCCGAAATGGTCAAGTTATATTCGTAGGGGTCAAGCACATTGCGCGTGATTGACTTGATGCGAATTGCCTTGTCCACGTCAATGTCAGGGTCTTTAATAGGTACATAATCACCCGGCACAAACACGTTGACAATTCCGGCATCGGTCGCAAAGTGTTTTTCGATGTAAGCCTTTGTGACACTGACCGAATATTGCACTTTGGGTTGCGAATTTTGGTCATAAAACTTTGTCCCGGTTTCCAAAAGTTCGTTTTCCGCCGCGCTTATCAGTTCGGGGGGCAAGGTGATGTCCACAATCTTATATTCGTTGCCCGTGGCAAACTGAAACGCTGCCGACGTTTCAGACGGGAACACGTCGCCCCGGTCGTCGGTGAACTTGCGCAAAGTGATTTTGTGCGTCGCATGGTCATATTTGGCAATTTCAAATTCATATCCGGCAAGATTGCCCGAATTGAAATGAACCTTTGCCGCCACGCCGTTAAGCAAATATTTGGTCGTTACCCCGTCGGCTTCCTTTGCGTTCAGGTCAAACGAAATGGTCGGGTCGATAAGTTCAAGGACGGAATCGCCGACCGCCTGAACATGACCCGTGAATGTCGGCTTGATGTTGTCGAAGTGCTTGCGCCCCTCAAAGATGCCGTATTTCGCCACCGCTTCGGGCTTCTCGATGTAAGATTGCGCCTTTGTCTTGCCCGGCAAGCATAGACGGTCGGCGCGATATTTTGACGTGATGTTTGACGCACTGCCATAGACTTTAAGACGGGTCACGATGTTTGCCGATGAAACATTGTCGCGGCTTATCATGTAAAGTCCTTTGTTCTTGCCAAATTCAAGGGTGAACGGCAATGTCCGGCTTGTCGAAAGGATGTTCAGGACATAAACCGACCCGTCAACGGCAATGTCGAAGAAAAGGGATTCACCGAATTTCCCCATCAGGGATTGAAGCACCGAAAGGCAATTATCGGATTCACCGAAAGTCAAAGTGACATCGCTTGCGGTGTCAGGACACGACCCCAAACGCCATTTGCCGGGGAACACACGGTTTGCGTTGGCAATAAGCACGGTCAAGAAGCGGTGCAAATCGCCCGTCAGGGAATCGCCCTGAACGTCTTGCAAGTTGTTGTTGGTCGTGTCAATGGTCACGTCATAGGTCGCCCGCAAAAGGTCGTATTGCACCCCCTCGAATTGCAATGTATATTGAAATTCGTGTGCCCCGGACTTCTTCGGCTTTGACAAGCGGTTAAGGGTGTAATCACGCCCGAAAACGCTTATCTTGTCGCCGATGTCGTAGGTCTGCGGGAACGGTGATTCAACGGTGATGTCAACGGTATCATCGCCGTTCAATGCCCAATTCTGCCGGGCGGACGTGACGGCGGTTGCCGTGCGCCGCGATTGAAGCGGCACACGGTTTCCGTTCCGTTTTGTAATGATTAAATTTTCTCCCATACGACAATCGCGTTGGTTTCAAATTTTGTGATTTCGTCGATGCAACCCGTCACCACGGGGAAATAATCGCCGTTGGCGACGTAATCATGTGTTATCACTTTGTCAGTGCCGGACACGTCATAATCAACCGTGCCGTCGCCCCAATAGATGTTCACATATTTGCGGGTGGTGATGGTGATTGTGCAAGTCTTGGTTGATTTGCCGACGCGGATGTGCTTCAACACACGCTTGACGGGTTCGGGTTCAATCAACTTCAACTTGAATGTGCCGACCATAAGTTGGTCGTTCCATTCTTTGGTGATTTCGATTGCATCCTTGCAATAAACCTCGTAGATAAGGGGTTTGACCGGGTGAACGTCGATGACAAGACGTTGTGTGCCTTGCTTGTCGAATTGGCGTTCAAAGGCGGCAAGTTCGGTGATGAAGTCGATTTTTGAAGCTGCCTTTTTGAAGCAAGACAAGGTGATTTCGCGTGGTTCATAGAACTTGTGCATCAGGTCAACCGCTTCACCGTGGTAATTATCCCATGAAACGGATGCCGGGGTTTTGAGTTTCGGGCGATTCAAGATACCATCCGACCCCGACACAAACACGTTGAATGTCTTGAAGTCGATGCCATCAACAAGATATGCAATATCTTTGACGCTTGCAACTTCATCCATCAGGTCGGTTTGCGAAAGGGCGACATTGAAAATCTTGACATCATCAAGAAGTCCGAATCCGTAGTCACCCGAATAGCAATCTTGGTTCAGGGAAATGCCCGTGGGTGTTCCGGCTTTGCTTACGGACTTGATGCGTGTTGAGTTCACATAGAAGTCGTAAACAGTGCCGTGCTTGACAAGGGCGACGGAAAACCACGACCCCGGCTTTGCTTCAAACGAAAATTCGATGAAGTTTTCAAGCCCGGCAAAGTTGATAAGCCATATCAGGTTCGACGGCGACCCGGCTTCACGCTTTCCGGGCTGAACCCATGCAAGAATTGTGAAGTCCACCCCCAAATTAGGTAAAATGGATTTCGACACCTCGCAAGTATCATCCCCGGCAAAGGAAATTGCATTGCCGTTCTTTCCGGCGACAAAGTGCGCCCCATCCACCACGCCGTCGGCGCGGTTTGGTGAATATTCGTAAGCGGTTGTCGCTCCGTCCGATTCATCAAAGGGCATTTGAAAGATGCTGTTTTCGGTGTTCATTCTTAATATGTTTTTGAGTTTTTAACCCGGATTTTCACTTGTGCTTCGGCGGATTCTTCAACGATGTTGACCCGTCCGCCGTCGCCATATTTGTTCACACACACTTTTGCCCGGTCGTGCGCGTGGATGTTGACAACTGCATCGTCGAAAACATCAATCATCACAAAGGCATTGTCGGCGGCAAGCACGTTCAATTCCGATTGATGTTTGGCGAATATTTCCGACACGTTGAATGTGTCGGTCTTGATGATGCCGAAAGTTGCCCCAAGACACACGCATTTGGGGCTATTTTCGACGCTGATTTCACAATCGACGAACACACCCATTTGTGGGGCGATGTCGCCGAAATGCGCTTTTATGAAGTCGTTTGCCGGATAATCGTTTTTCAAGCAAAAGTCGATGCCGCGCAAATACATTTCGACCATCGCTTTTCGGTCGTTCAACGACTTCAAGGCGGTGTGCCATTCCTTGCAAATGCCTTTTCGCTTTGCTTCTTTGGCAAGCGTTTTTGAAAGTCCTTTTTCCATTTCTTTTTTAAGGCTTTTATTTTATGCCACCAACCCTTGCGACCTCAAAGAATCGCCGCCGTTGGCTTCAAGTATTGTGATGATTTGGTCGATTTTCGCAAGATGCTTGTTGAATGCGGTATTGGCGGCAATCGTGTTGAGGACAAGAAGTTGTTGACGCAAAATGTCCTTGCATTCAAGTTGATTGATGCGCACGGCATTCATTTGCCCGGCGACAAGTGACGCGGTTTCCTCGGAAACACCTTTGACCGCCCCGGTCAAAGACGTGTCGGCATCTTCTTCATCGGTAAGGTCTTTGAACAAGTCCGAATAAATGCCTAACGCCTGATTGAAGTTATTGGCGGCGGCTTGAACCTTTTGTTTGAATGCGGCAATCTCCGCATCGGTCAGTCCGTCGAAAACGAAATCATCGCCGTTCCAATAACCCATCGAATCGGTCAGGTTGTCAAGTGCGCCTTGAAGCTGCTGTTCAAGAAACTTTTTCTTCAACTGATTCACGATGGCATTCTTCAAAACCTCGTTGACGGTATCTTCAAAGGCTTTCGCGGCGGATTCGCCTTTTTCAAAAGCCCCGACAAGGTTTTCAGCAAGTGAAGAAGAAAAGTCCTTTGCGTTGGTCTGCACAAGGTCATTGGCGATTTCATCAAGCATATCTTGGATGGAACGGGAAAGTTCGGCAATCTGCTCTTGATATTCCCGGATTTTGCCATCATCGGTGTGCTTCTTGCTCCGTTCATCGTTAATCATGCCGTAAAGATGTGCTTGTTGCTGCTGCATATTACGGATGGCGGCTTTCTGATTTTTGTAAACTTCACCGCCCAAAGCCTTGTTGATTTGCCATTCAAGTTGTTTGTAAGTGTTGGCAAGGATGTCGATTTGTTCCTTGTGCTTCTTGATTGACTTTTCGGCTTTGCGGTCACGGGAATTGAACAAGTCGAATGCCGACGATAAAAGGGAAATCGACCCTTGAATCACGGCAAGGGGGTTGCCGGACGCAATGCCCTCGGCGGCTTGTGACGCTCCCGAAAGAATGCCGCCGATGTCGCCAAGAATCGCGGCCGTTTCTTCATCCATCGCAATACCCATCTTTTCCATACCCTGAACGACCGAATCGAATGTGCCGGAAACAAGGCTCAAAGTTGAGCCGACATTTGAAAACACGTCTTTTAACGCATCTTTCATCATGTCGCCCGCCGACTTGCCGGATTCTACCTTGCGAATAAGTGCGTCGATAACTTGCATCGAATTACCGACTTCAACGCCCATGTCGATTTTGCCCTGCAATTCACGCTTCTTGCCTTTCAGGTAATCAAGATATGTGCCGCCCTGCGAAAGAAGCCCGGCAAAGGCATCTTGCGACCCTTGCACAAGGTCTTTATTGCCAGACTGAATCCACCTTTGATAAAGTTTATATTCATCTTCTTTGGCTTTGAGTTCCGCCAAGAACGGGTCATTGTCATTCGACAATAACTTGTTGTCGGACATTTGACGGCGCAATTCCGAAAAGGCGTTGGAAAGTGCCTTGAACGGGTTGCGCTTCTCGATTTCGCCACGCGCTTTTTCAAGTTGCTCATTGATGGCTTGCAAGTCGGCGGGGTTGAAGTCGCCGGAAAACTGAATCTTTTGTTCCTCGATGTTCTTAATAAGACGCTCGATTGTGGATGTGGTCAAGCCCTCTAAATTGCCGAAAAGAAGTTGCCAATCGGCGGATTGGGTCAATATCTCATTCGACAACTTGGAAAGTTCTTCTTGCTCTGCATTTGCGATGCGGGCAAGCATCTCTTGGTCGCCATGTTCACGGGCAAGGCGGCGTTCTTCATCATACTTTTTGGCGATGGCGGCGCGTTTCTGCTCATACCCTGTGTATTGTTCAACCAATCTATCATAATCGGCATCGCCCGTTCCCTCGGTGTCCTTGGTGTATTGACGGCGACGGTTCGCAATAGCGGCATCAATGCTTGCGCGGTCTGCATCCGTTGTGGCGGCATTGCGGGCGCGTGTAAGCATTTCGATGTCCTTGTTGAATTGTTCTTCAATCGCCCGGCGTTTGTCGGTGTAAGACGCATATTCTTCAAGTAATGCTTCGGTCTGCTCCTTTGCCTGCTTGCGGGCATCCTTTTCGGCATCATCCAAGATTTCCTTTTTGCCCGTGTCAAGTTCCGTGCCGTCGTTGGCAAGTTCTTGGCGGCGACGCTCGATGATATTCAACATTTCAATCACCGATTTGGCATTGGTCAGTTGCTCGGACAATTCTTGATTGAATTGTTCAAGGACGGTGCGTTTCGTTTCTTCGGCGATTTGGTCGTTCAGGGTGCGCAACTGCTTGTTCTGCTCCTTTGTGCGGGCGGCAACATCGACTTCCAAGATTTGGTCGCGCTGCTTCCTCAAATAATCAATGTAGGTCGCCCCTTGTTCAAGAAGCCCGGCAAATTCCTGATTGGCGGATGCGATAAGAACTTCATCGCCGGAATTTACCAACTTCAAAAAGCGTTGATACTCGGTTTTGCGCTTCTGCAACTTCTCCAAGAACGGGTCGGTCTTGGCGGCTGAACCCCCGCCGCCCCCGCCGCCGGAAACCTTGAATTGGTTGGTCTTGTTCCCGGTGATTTTGTTGGCTTGCTCTTGAAGTTCGGCAAGTTCGGCAAGTGCGTTTTTATATGCCGTGTTGTCGGTCAGGTTCTTCAAGGCGGCTTGCTTCAATGAAATTGCTTGTTCAATCGCGCCCAAAGACCCCTCGGCATACTGCTGGGTGCTTTCAATGCTTGCTTCTTGAAGTGTGTTGAACCCTGCTTGCTCGTGGCTGCGGGCTTGTGCAAAAAGGCTATCAGATTCCGCCAATAATGCTTTATATTCTTCGTTTTTTTCTTTCCACGGGGAATACCAACCTTTTAAGCCCAACTTGATAACGGTTTGACTTTCCCGGTCACGCTCGGCAAGTTTAAGCATCGCTTCTTTTTGCTTTTCCATTGCCATTTGCACATAAACCATCGCTTTTGCCTTTTCGATTTGTGCGGTAATGAATGCATCCTTGTTAGCGGCAAGCAAGTTTTCGGCATCGGTCACACCGTTAATCGACACGCCAAGCTCATCAAACTTTTGGCGGTTTTCTTCGATGAACTTCTTTTTGGCTTCCAAATTGTCACCTAATTCAACCCACCGCGCCGACAAATCTTTGATTGTGCCGATGGGCTTGTAACAATTTTCAACCATTGATTTTGAAAATTCTTCTTGTGCCTTTTTCGCTTCGGATGCCTTGCTTGAAAAGTGAGAATATAAACCAATAAGGGCGGATATTCCGGCAAGAATCCACCCGAACACGGGAATTGACTTAATCGCCGCGCCGACCATACGGAATGCCCCGGCAAGACCGATGTTCGCCACTGTTCCGGCTTTCGCGGCGACAGCTTGCGCCCCGGTCGCCACGGTGTTCGCCGCCTGAACCCCGGTGTTCGCGGTTGTCGCGGCGGTCGCTTTACCACGGGCGGCGGCATTCGCCTGATTTGCTGCCGCGCTCGCTTCTTCGGCAAGGGTGTTCGCCCCGGTCGCCGCTGCGTTTTCAGCTTGGGCGGCGGTGTTTGCCTGAATCGTGGTGGTTTCGGCGGCTTCGGCATTGCGCCCGACTTCCAAAAGACCGTTCCACCATTCTTTTAGACGGCCGACGGTGGAAAGCATGAATGCGGAATCTTTGTTCAGGGCTTGGGAAACTTGCATCAAACCGTTTGTCACCGCCATAATCGACTGCGTTTTCAACATGATTTGTTGTAGATTCTCGCTTTCGCTTCCGAATAGTCCGACCATGCCCGCAACGGCGGAAAAACCGCCTGTCAATCCCGTAAGACCTGACATGACACCCGCGAATCCGGCATCATCATTCGCAAGGGCGTTGGCTTGTGCTTGCGCATCGCCCCACGCATCAGTCAGGGCGGCGGCTTCTGCCCGCACTTCCCGATAACGTGCCGTATTACGTTGCCCGGCGGCTTCCAACTCGACCATTTCCATTTTGAGTTCGCGCAACCGGGTTCGCAAAGATGCTTGTGACTTTGCGTTGTCATTGACCGCCTTTTGTTCGGCAAGCATGGCATCACGGGCGGAATCAAGTTCATCCGACTGATTCCGCAATTCATTCAAAAGCTGCTTGCGTGTCGCAATTTCGCCTTGAATCGCCTTTTGCTTGTCTTTTAAGGCTTTGTATTCTTCCGACCACCCGTTCTTCTCCCATTCTTTCGATGAAAGTTGTTTCAGGGCTTCAAATTCATCTTCAAGTTTCCAAATCGCCGTTTCTTGCTTTTCGCATTCCTCGCCGATTTTTCCAAGCATCGTGCCGATTTCGGCAACCGTCTTGTCAACGGTATCACCGACACCAACCATGCCGTCGGACAAGCCTTGCACACGGCGCAAGGTTTCTTGAATAGCTGCTTCAAGTTGGGAATTGTCCATGTCGGACGTAAAGGACAATCCGCCGCCGTCAATATCTGCCATTTTACATCATTGAATTTACATAACTCAAAACTTGTTGTTGGTTACTCTCGGAAAGGGCGATTTCCTGAACGTCCGGGTTGGAATCGGTGTCATAACTCGGTGCGTCAATCATCATTCTTTCGACAAGCCCCCACGCAACGCCGTTCATTAGGTAGTCATAAGTCCACCCGAAATGCGCACACAACGCACCCCGGCGACCGTGCGGGCTATTTAGACCCCTTTGTTTCCCTCTATCCGAATCGGCGTTGTCGTGCGGTCGATTGTTGACATCAATCGAATAGAGTTCATAAAATCCCCCATATTGGACATTGAATTGACCAACACGGCGAATTGGTGCAATCGTGACGGCTTGATTTGCCGGGCGAATAATTCGGTCAGTTTGTCTAACTTTTCGGTGTCCTCGACCCAATGCGGGAATCCGCCCTTGATACTGCATTTCAGGCGGTCAACGCCAAGTGCGGCGATTGCCACGATGCGGGCGCAACGGATTGAATGTTCATGCGCCATCGTGCGGGCTTTGACCATCGCATCATCGGACTTCAACGCCGTTTCATCAATGGTTAATTCTATCCATTCGGCTGAAAGGCGGTCAAGGGTTGAAAGGGTCGGTTCTTCAATGGTGAACTTGCGTGTCACCTCGACAAGCCGACGTTTGCGGATAAGCCCGAAAAATCGCTTTTCGGTCACAACTTCGATGTCCTTGACCTCAAACGACACACCCTTGCGGATAAGGGCATTCAATTCGGCTTTCTCTTTTTCAAGGGGTGTTTTGTTTGCTTCTTCCATTTGCAATGTGAGAATTAAGGAAAAACGCCCCCAAAGGGTGTTCGGCACTCTCCGGGGGCGTGTGAATTAGCGTTTCCCCGCATCAGGACTTTGCGGGTTCTTCATGCGGAATGCCGCGTAACGCCTTGCCGGATGAAACCGCCATCGGCGTAACGGTGAAGTCCACAAGGAAAATGCCGGATGCGGTAAGGTCGGCATTGATAACGGCTTCGATGTCGCCGTTGGGAATTTCAAAGTCAAGTCCTTGTTCGGTAATGACCTTGATTGCCTTGTTTGCGACCACTTCGTTGCCGTCGTAACCCCAAACGGGCTTGCCGTCCGTGCCGACATCATCGCCGCCGACATAATCCACAAGGTCTTGCACGGACGCATCCATGATGGAGAATGTCAGGGTCGGAATTTTGCGCGATTTGCGGCGCACTTCGGGGGCGGCTTTGCCTTCCTCGAAATGCTCGGTCACGTCGGATGAATCCTGAGCGATTTTGGCGGTGTCCTTGTAGGTCTTGCCAATCTTGTTGAGCTGCGCGGGCATCACCCCGGTTGGGGCGGCTTCGCCCACCTGAATCTCGCAAAGACCCAACGTGATAAGGTTTGTTTTATTGGTTGTAGCCATCTTGTTGTGAAAATTAAGTCGTTTGAATATTCCAATCAATCCGAATGTTCATGAAGTGTTGCTTGCAATTCGGCTCATACATGGTTGTTGCCGATTTGGGGATTGCTTTCACTCCCGGCAAGACGGTTTCACGAACTATCTTCAAGACTTCATGGGTTAACTCATTCAAGCGCGGGCGATTGGCTGACACTTGCATTTTCCCGTTGATATTCATGGACACGTCGGGAACATAGATGTTGATGTTGGACGTGCCGATTTGGGGCAATGCGTCCGCTTCAAGGTCGATTGTGTTCACGACAATATCTTCTTCGGTCGAATCTTCGGGGCGACCGTCGCCGACGTAAATTCCGCCTTTGTTGGTCGTTTTCCCGTTGAGCAACTGAAACAAGATGCCGTCGGTGTCAATGGGGGTTTTCAAGTTGTCTTTCATTCGGCTTCCGCTTTAATGTTGCTGATAAGTTTTTCTAACATCCGGGGCAATTCCCGTTGTGCAAGATGTTCGGCACTTGATAGCACGTTTTTCCCTTTTGCTTCGACGTATGCCGCATAATTCATTCCGGCGACCACTACAAGGGCAATGCCCTTTGTTTCCTTGCCGACCTTTTCCGCAAGACTTGAACCCGCCTTGATGCCGTTTTGCGCCGCGTTGGATTCCGCGCCGCTTGCCGCGTCAAATTGGGTGTGAAGCGCAACGCCATCGCGGAATATCATGTAACCCGTCGATGAAAGCAACGCCCCGGTCTGCATCATGTAACCCTTATTGTTTCGGGCTTCAATCAGGCACATTTCACCCAACCTTTGCAATCGGGCGATTTGCTTCTTCTCGACCATTTCCAAGAATGCGTCAAATCGCTTTGCAACATCGGCACGGGTGAAGTTCGGTTTTATAGCCATAGCCGACAATGAAGTTGTGCGGGGTCAAAGTTCAGGCAAACGCCCTCAATTCGGACGCTTTCGCAATCTCGGTCGTTTGCAATTACCACCTTTGTGCCGATGCTGACTTTCGGGCAAGATTTGGGGCATTGAATCAGGGATGTGGCTTTGTGATATTCACCGCCCGCAACCTGAAATTCCGCCCCGCGTCCGTCCGATTCTTCACGACACATCGAAAGGAACTTGCGCGACACATTCGATGCCGTCCAATTACCTTGTTCATCCTGAACCGATGAATCGGCAACTTCGATGAAAAGGAAATGCGGATATTGCTTCACACTTGCCATAATCACCAAAAGTTTGAACGGTTACGAATTTTCGGTTTTGCTTCCAACACGTTTTCTTTGCCAAGTTCCCGACAAATTGAGTTGTACCACAATTTGACCGCATCCATGTTCCACGAAATCGAATATCCGCCCTCGGAAACATTCTGCATCATTGACGCAAGGACAACCGACACGCGATTGTATGCGGCAAGGTCACAAGCTGCGATGTCGGCGGGTGCGTCCGCGTCCATCCCGGCTTTAAGTAGTATCACGTCAATGTCGGTTTCGGACACGTTCAGGTTGCCCAAACTCATTGACAAATATTCCTTGTTGGTTTTTGTTGCCATGTCGAAATCTTGTTAAAACCGCCGGGGAATCATCCGGGGAATCAACCCCGGCGGTCGATGTTAGTTTTTAGTCCACGATGTGGCGTTAATCTGCATCAGGACGGAACGACCCGAAAGTTTCCATGCGGGGAATGCGTTTGCAATGCCCTCGGTAACTTCCTTGACGGGGGTTGCGTCGTCGGAATACTTCTGCACAAGGGTGTGACCGTGCATGACCTTTTCGGCAACGCTGCCGGGGCGTTTCTTTGCTTCGATGGGCTTCTTCCAAAAAGTTGTGCCAAGCACTTTGCTTTCCGAAAAAAGAATCACATCATCTTCAAAGGGGTTGCCCGTGATGCGTGTGCCGTCGGCAAGTTCAACCGTGATGTCTTGGTCAATCACGATAATCTGCAAGCCTCGGAATGTTTCGGTCTTTTTGGCAAGATAAGCGTTCACCGACTGCAAGCTGGGTGCGTCGTTGGTGTCGGTCAGGTTCTGCACAAGGGTTGCGCAACGCTTGTAAACCTCTTCTTGCGATGCAAGTTTTTCAAAGGTTTCCACGTTCATAAACGCAAACTTGTACTTCGCGCCGTAGAGAGTGCGCCCAAGTTTCAGGGCTTTGGGGAAATCCTTTGTTAAGGGCTTGCCCGAAGTGCCGGACGCATAGGACGTTGTAACGCCGATTTTCTGTTCGGCGGGAATCAGGTAGTCGCAATCATATTCGGTCACGACCGTGGCATTGTTGGAATTTGTGATTTTCAGCTTGCCACCGCACGAAATTTGTTTGAGCGCAATCCATTCAAGGCGGGCGGCAACGCCATCCCAACAAAACTTGGTGTCCTCTGCCCAAAACTCGACAAGGGCGATAAGGTCGGCATTGCCGGATGCCATCGCAACCATGATGTCATATTCGGTGAGTTCATCTTCAAGTTTTTCACGCGAAATCGTGATTTTGGGAATATCGCCCTGAACACGCGCAATGGCATCACGGGTTTTCTTGGGGATGCTTGAACCCCTTGCCGTCAGGTCGGCGGCAATCTTTAAGCCCGTTTGCGCTTCAAGCACTTTCCACGTCAAAGAATTGGTTTCTTTGAGCGGAAAAAGTGTGGGGTAATAATACTCTTTAAGGTCATAGGTGCGGATTTCCGCTTCCATGTCCTTTTCGGTAAGCCCCACCATCAGTGTTTTCTGCATAATGTTGGCGTGTTAGGGGTTAAAAATAGATGATGCCTTTCAGGGCTGATTTGATTGCGTTGGACACGGCGGGGGCGTTGGATTCGCGCACCGCACCGATAAGCCACGCATCAACCCAAAGGTTGTCGCCGTCGGGGTCAACGTCATAGTTCGACCCGGCAATGGCGATTGGCTGAACTTTAAGGGTGGTGTTCGCTCCGGCGGACTCAAAGGCGGTGTCGCCCACCTTGACGGCTTTTCCAAGCGTCGCGGAAAGGGTGATAACATCCTTTGCGGGGTCGCTCTTGTCGATGGTCGAAATGACCTGACCGTTTTCGCCCCCGGCTGAAAAGCGGTCGCCCGTCTTGAAGTGATGCCCTTTGGCAACTTCATAAGCGGTCGCGGTGGCATCGGCGGCGGTCACAATCTGCGCGGTTTTAACCACGTTGAAAAGACCGTCTTTGCCCTTGCCAAGCGGCGTTCCCTCAAAAAGTGCCTTGCCGCCAAGTGTCGCGGTTTCGACCGTAACACCGCCGGGAATGTCGGCGATGCGGTGAACGATACATTTCACCACGCGGCTATCCTTTTTGCGTTTTACCTGCATTGTCATGCTTGTAAGGAATTAGGGGTTTGACATTAGAGTTCTTTGCCCGCGAACTGATTGTTTTCGGGCTTCTTGCTTGCCACATAGTCGGCGACGGCTTGTGAAACGCCTGATTCGCTCTTTGAGGAGAAAAGGGGCGAACCGCCGGAACGACCCATGTTTGTGTCGGCAAACGATTGATTTGCGGTTGCGATGTCGGCGGTCTTGTCGGCCAAGTATTCATCGAAAGAAGAATCATCATCGAACTTCATGCGGGCAAAATCTTTCAGGGTTTGCGCCTTGAAAGTTTCATCCTTGCACGATGCCAACGCTTCGTTCAGTCGTTGAAGCCTTGTTTTGTTGATGTTGTCGGATTCCATGCTTGCGATTCGGTCGGCATAAGGCTTGACCGCCGCGTCAACCGCGTTTTTCACGATTTCGGCGATGTTGTCAGCACCACCACCGCCGGGTTCGGTGACGGTTGCCCCGGTCTTTTCCTTAAAGTCGTACTTCTTGCGCAAATTGGTTTCCGATGTTTTTACACCGTCGGACACCTCTTTGTCCACATCCGCGCGGTAGTTCTTAATAAATTCACTGACTTGCGCATCGGTCAGTTTCTCAATAATCGCTTCCGCGTCCTCTTTTGTCGCACATTGTAACGCAAGCGAGCGTGCCAACTGCAACAATCCATCTTTTCGCGCGCCTGAAAATTTCGCGGTCAGTAACGCAAGTAATTCTTGGATGTTCATTCGTTGTGATGTTATTGGTTTACAAATCACCGCAAATTTAGTGTGTTTTATAGTGATACATACACGGGCGCGGGGGCAAGTTACACCCGACTTATTCACATTTTGCATTGCATCAGCATAAAAATAGCACTGCAAATGCAAAATTTTTCCTTGAAAAAGTTTGTTATTTCCAAAATAACAACTAACTTTGCGGTGTCTTACTATAAGACACAATGTTTAACCGTGGGCAACCCCACAACCTTTCGCAACAATGAACACAAAACAATTTACCGCAATAGAATTGATTGACGCAACGGGAAATGTCGTTGCAGATGTCTATGGTTACAAAACCGATAAGGGCGCAATCAATGATGTTGCCCGCGTTAATATTTGCGGATTCATGCAACTTTCAGGATTTAACACAATGTGGTTTATCCCCACCCGTTGGTCAATGCCACAAAATGTTATTTCAATTCAAGCCGAACTTTCCCGCCTGAAATCTCTTTATCCGACTGCAACAACTCGCATAACAAGTGATGGCGCACAATTCCTTAACGAATTACATCTTTCGTTCTAAAACTAACCGGGGCGGCACGTCCGCCCCTATAAAACAACCCCGTGTGTCTTATAGTGATACGCATAATATTTCGCAACAATGACTTTTACCCGTACCCCCGAAACAATCGCACTTAACGCCAAACTTGAAATCAAGGCGTTAAAAGGCTTGTACTTCAACACCCACAAAGGGATTTGCCGCTTCTCGCGCGGTCATGCGCTCTTTATCCCCGGCAAAGGCTTCGTGAAGTTCAAGCACGACACAACCGCCATACCTTACACCCCTTGCGGCGGCAAAAAGGCACTTGAAGCAATCATCGCCGATGGTGGTTTTGTCGATTATGATTCCCTTGAATTTGTCAACGCCCTTAATGAAGTTGTGGCATGAAGCCCCGGCACATCATCAAAGCACAACGCGCCCGCCTGATGTTTGATTTGGCGGTGCGCCGCCTTTCGGGTGAAATTACATCCGAACAACACCGGGCAATGTGCAAGCGTGTTGAACGTGCATTTGTAAACGTATGGTTTTGTAATGCAAAATAGCGTCTTACTATAAAACATTTTCAAGATGAACAACCGTCTTGCAAGACTTGAAGAAGAAGCAATCGCATTCATCCGTAATGCCGAAAACCTTGCGTTGCGCATGGATGAAAGGGGCTTCCATGTTGCCTTTTCAGGCGGCAAGGATTCCCAAGTGATGCTTGCGCTTGTTGAAATGGCGGGTGTGAAGCATCACGCCGAAATGCAAGTGACAAGCGTTGACCCGCCGAACCTGATGCGCTTCGTGCGCAAGTATTATCCGCAAGTCAAGTTGAACTTGCCAAAACTGAATATGCGGCAACTTATCATCAAAAAGAAAGTGTTGCCGACACGCATTGCCCGATTTTGTTGCGCGGAACTGAAAGAACAAGCCGGGGCGGGATGCGTCACTTGCATTGGCATTCGTGCGGCGGAATCAACCAAACGTGCCAAACGTCATGCAATCGAAGTTCAGGGGCAACGAATCGGTTATGACATAATCAATGACAAGTTGGTTGAATCAACGCCGGGCGGTGAACAACTTTTCGATATGGATTCCGAAACAAAGGTTTATTGCGTAAACGGCAAAGACAAAGTAACGCTTGCCCCGATTTTTAATTGGACGGACACCGACGTTTGGGATTTCATCAGGGAACACAACTTGCCTTATTGCGATTTGTATGACAAAGGCTTTCATCGCATTGGTTGTATGTTTTGCCCGATGTCACAACCCGCGACAAAGCGGCGCGAAATGCAAATGTTCCCTTTGGTCGCCGAAAGGGTTTATATTAAGGCAATCCGCGAACTTATGGCAATGGGCAAATATGACCGTTTCGATTCCGCCGAACAAGTATTTGAATGGTGGATTTCCGGCGAAAGCGTGAATGATTGGTTTGCTATGCAAGCCCGGAATAATAACCAACCAAATCTTTTTGATGATGGAAAGACCCCCGAAAGCAATTCTTGACTACATCAAGAAGCACAACCCCGGATTTGTGCCGATGCCCGCCCCGTCGTTTGACATCATGCCGCGACGGGCGGCGCAAACGCCCTTTGACATCACAACGGCATTCGACCGCCACACGGTGTTCCGAATCTCTTATTTGCCGTTTGTGTTCTTCGATGTCATTTGGGATTATATCGACACCCTTATGGATTTAGCCCGCATCATCGGCAACCGGGAAACAAGGCATCTTTCACGGGCATTGCGCGAAATCAGGGGCGAATATGACCGGGAACGGTCAAAGACCCTTGATTGGGAACACCGCACACGCATTGCGAAACACGCCGAACAATTCATTGAAGAATCCAAGCCCCTGACATGGGCATGGAAAATGATTCATTCGGAATATAAGCGCAAGCCGACCTTGTGTGTGCGATGTTTGCCGCCCTGACAAGATATGCCCGGCACTTCGATTCAATGATAACGGCAAAGGCGGGGCGCAAGCTGCACACCATCTTGCCGGACGAAGTCAGGCGAATGTAAATCTTGATTCCTGAATATTTGGGCGGAATGCCCCACACGCGCATCCGGCGGTTGGTCGATGCGCGGTTGCTCAAAGACTTCTTAACACAACCCTTAACCGATGAAGAAGAATGAATAAATCAAACATCGCAACAATCATCCTTTTGTGGCTGACCGTGCTTTTGGTCGCCCTGAAACTGACCGTTTGCCCCGGCTTGAATTGGGGATGGGTCTTTGCGCCGATATGGATTCCGTGCGCCGTCGGCATCATCGCGTTTTTCGCGGTCGTTACGTTCTTTTCAATCCTTAAACGCAAGAAGTGATGGATGAATTAGCACTTACAATCCCGCAAATGGACGCATTAAAGCGCACGGGGATAGACACGACGGACGCATCAATGCGGTGGGGTCATGTCGCAACAACGATTGACAAAACCATCTTCACAATCATTCCGACCATTGCCGTGTCGGATGAAGTGATGCCGCACACGTCGCCCGCTTACACGTTGGGCGACATCCTGAACAAGTTGCCGACAATCATTCCTGAACCCAATCCAATGCCGTTGACCCTGAAACACGGTTTGTCCGGCAAATGGTGTGCTTACTACGGGCAAGCATCGCCATGTTGTGTCGGCGATAGTCCGCTTGAAGCGGCTTTTGCGATGCTCTGCTTCGTCGCTCAATATTACCCCACCACAATCAAGCAAATCAATAAATAAAATGCAATGACCATGCAATCAACCCTTTTCAAAATGGAATCGACAATCAAGAGCCTTTCGGAACGATTCAACCTTTCGGTTGAGTTCCTGACCGAATTACACGACAAAATCGTGGACAAAGAAAACTTCACCCGTGCCGTGCGGATGTTCATGGACGGGTTGATGCCTTACGACATCGCAACCGGGAAAGAACCCATCAATGTTGCGGAATTGCGCCACAAGGTCGCCGCCGACATCGTGGCATTCCGCAAGGACAAGACGGCGAAAATCCGCGCCGCCCTTGAACAACAAAAGCGCATCCAAGAATATTATTCCGGGTGCAAGTCTATAAGATACCCCAAGAAAACCAAAGGCGGCGTTTCTGACATCGCTTTCATCAAGAATGGATACTTGGTTGCCCTCGCACATTTTGAGCCGTCAGCGGGCGGAATTTACGCCGCCGACAATGAAGTGATGCCGGGGTGGAATTGGCGACCCCATGAATATCTTGCCCGGCTTCGTAAACTGAACAAAGCCTTTTATCGGGAAATCAAAAAAGCGGCGGTCAATTCGCCCCGTGAATGGTTCGACTTTAACGACATGACCAAATGACCAAAGAAGAATATCTTTCAAGGGTCGCAAGCATCCGCCGTGAAATGTGCGAACAAGTCGTTGCCGTCACGTCCGAATATATCAAGGAAAACCCCAGCAAGGTTGATGAACTTGATACCGACGGAATCCGTTTATTTCGCAAAGATACATATATCATGCCAAGCAAATGGAATTTAGCCAAACCCATCAAGTGTGACAAAGAATTAACCTTGTTTTTCTCCGTTGTCCTTGAAGCGTCATTCCCCGGTGCTTGAAATCCGACAAAAGGTTGTATCTTTGCACACTATAATCAAGACACGATGAAGAATGAATCAGTTGTTCACGTCTGCTTGGGCGATGATAGGCACTATTATTTCGGGTCAGTCGCCGCCATCTTCGACCGCTTCACGCCGGATGAATTGGGTGTGTCGTTGCCGACATTGTGGAATTATGGGCTTGCACCTGACCGACCTTATAAAAACAACCGTTGCGCCATCTATCGGGGCAACATAGAACGAAAGAAGCAAACAAAATGAAAGATAACCACCCAAAAATCAAGTTCCGAAAGAACAATGAATCCGATGTGATTTGGTGGGTGGATAACCCCGAAAACATAGGTGAATGGCTATTCACCTTTGACAAGAAACAAATCTTTAATATGTTTCGGGATTACCCCCACGAACTGACACAAAAACAAAAGGCAATCTTTGACAAAGAAAACCCATATTGGGTTGACTTCTTCAAAGACCGCCAATGATATTTCAACACCTTGCAAGGGTGCATCAGGTTATTTAATCGTACCTGATGCACCTTTCTTTTGGTTGTCTTTGGATGTATTGATATAGCCCATAAGTGTTTTGAAACTTGAATCGCCTTTGAAAAGGTCAATATCTATCAGTTGGGCGGAATAACAACGCCCCCTTGCACCAAATCGTTTTCCAAATATAGTCGCATTCAAGGGTTTCCAACCGTTTGAGTATGCCGATTGCAATTCAAGATATTCAAATTTCCCTTTTGCAACTTGTCGGACAATCGCCGCGTGTTGACCAATAGCGAGATAATACATTTTTCCGATGGTCGTTGTTTTCATAATTTCAACGCCGGAAACGTCATATTTATTCACGCCGCCCATTTTTTCACAAATCGTCACGATGTTACCCGTGCGGGCGAAATAACGTCGGCTTTCACCATCGCGGAAATCAAGCACATCAAGCCCGGCATGGTTGGCGGCAAAGGTGAATGCCAACGATGAACAAGACCCGGCGGTTTTATCGCCGCCGCTCACTCTTTCCACAATTTCATCAACCGTCGGTTGCTTGGCGTGTTCCTTGACTTCAAGATAATCAACTTTCCACGTCTTGATGTCGTCAACAACGGTGTCAAGTTTAGGTCTTGCCGCTTCTTCCTCCAACTTTTTCTTTTGGGCTTCATCAACCTTTGCTTTAAGGTCATCAAAAGCCTTGTTGATGTCCTTTTTGAAAGCACCCCAAGAATAAGCCCGGTCGCGTCCTCTCAAATAAAACACATACTTTGAAAGTTCGGAATCATCAATACTGAAACCCCTTGCTGTTTTCATCAGGGCATCGGCATCGGCAATAAACTTGTCAACCTTTTTGTCTGCGGCATAAACACGACCATCCAAGCGATACATTTCATCTTGCATCTTATCAAATATCGTATCATTATCAATATCAGCAAGGAAAGAATCAAGCAAATTGCGTAAGGTGGTTGTTTTGACACCCCATTCATCTGCGGTCTTAATCGAATCACGGACTTGCGCGACAACCCCTTTTTTGTAAACGCTTAATCTTGCTTCCGGCGATGCCTTATATTGACGCAACTTGTCCTTTGCCTTTTCAAGTTCCGATTTATAGAATAAAGACCCGTCCGCCCACATCGACTTGTCCGCCGAAAGATTGGTCATGTATTGTGTGAGTTCGGCGACCACATCCGGCAACACATCGACCCCGGCGGCGTTGATGTCTTTAATCAGTTGGGCGGCATCCTTAAAGAATGCCGACAATTCGGTGGTGTACTTCGTACCCTCGGACGTGATAAGCGAAATGAATTTGTTGATGTCCTTGACATCCTTTGCCGCCACCGCCGCGTCAAGACCTTTCAACCGAAGTTCAAGCCCCCATTCTTCGGCAATCTTTCGTGCTGCTTCAACTGACGGCATCAGTGCGTCAAGTTGTGCTTGCACGGGGTCAACTTCGGGTTCAGGCAATGCGATTTTCAACCCCTTTGCCAAGTCGCCGTCAACAAAGTTGTCTTTTATGAAATACGGGGTCGATGCCCAGCCCGCCGACGCTTCCATATTTTCGGCGACCCATTCTTTGAACCCGTCCGGCACATCGGTAACAAGATTCTTTGCTTGCTTCTTCTTGTACTCCGTGCCGCGCAAAGCTGCTTTGAGGTCGCCCAATTCATTTTCATCAAAGGTTTCTTCATCCATCAGGATTGGCACGGCGTAACACATACATTGCGGATGCCACCCTTTGAACTTGAACGTCTTGGGATAGCGACCTTGCAAGCGGTCACACATCTTGCATTTGCAAAGGGGTTCATGGTTGCTTCGGTGAATCTCAAAGCCGACAACGAAATCAAGTTGTTGCCACCGCAAAAAGTCACTTTCCCGGTAAGCCATATTGATTTCGGAACGTGTCAGGCGTTGGGCATTCTTCACGCTCGACCGATAGACACCTTGCCCCGGATGAAAAGCCCGTGCCGCTTTCGACAACACAAGGTTGCCCCGCTTGTCGCGCACACGGCGAAACAAACGGTCAGGGTCGCGCAAATTCTTCTTGACATCGCGGGCAAGTTCTTGTGCGCTGCGCCCCTCTCCAAGTCCGACATCAAGGGCGGTTTCTAATTGGTCACGATATTGCCCGACATATCGCCACACACGTTGCGACAAGTCCATGCCGCCGACCTTGCGCCCCTGAAAGGTGCTTAAAGCGTCCAAATTGCGGTCTTGCATCTTCTTCAACCGCGCCTTTGATAACTTCGACGTGTCCATGATTGAAGCAATGAACCCGTCGTTCTTCTCGCAAGCGAACAACCATTGATTCTTCGACCCTGATTCAATCGTGGTTTGAAGCTGCGTGGCAAGTTGCCCGACAATCTTTTTCAATTCGGCTTTTACTTCGGGGTAATCATCGAAAGAAAAGGGCTTGTCGGAGTCAATCTTGCGCCGGGCAGCTGATTCCGCCATCGCAAGGGTCACACGGTCAAACAATGCTTGCACCGCCGCCGCATATTGCTCGGTGGTGCGATAATGGTTCAAGTCGAATCCCTGAATCGAAAACCGGGTTGTTTTTTGACGCTTCTTTGCCATTAGTCGTTATCGGTTTCAAGATGTGTGATAAAGTCATTCAGGACATCGCGGATTCGCCGCATTTTGGCAATAAATTCATCGCGGGTGTCATAAGACGCTTGATGAATATGCGCGGACACATGACAATCCGACACGCGGATGAATGTTGACCGATACGGTTCATTGTCGTAATCATCCACCATGCCGTCGTATGCAACGACACTTCCCGTCGATGGTGAATCCGGGTCGTTGAGCCACACGCGCCGGATGAACTTTGTTTCTCGCTTTTCGCTCATCGTTTCAAGGTGAAATGTTCGCAATAATCATGTTTCAGGAATTTGCACCACTTTTGAAACTTGCAGTTGCAAAAGATGGGTTGACCGTCCGCCCCGATGTTGTGCCAATTCTCGGAATACGCACAATCCTTGCAAGTATATTCCGGGCGGTCGGGTTTAGTCGCTTTCTTTGCCATATCGCAATCGGATTGTTTCACCCTTGACGGCGGAATCAAAGGTGAGTTTGTCAACGTGAACGGTTCGCACGGCGGTTGAATCCGCGACATATAGAATCCACATTTCGGGAATTGTGCGGATGCGCGTTGTCTGCGTCACGGCATCGCGGGTGGTGTAATGCCGGACGGGGTTGTGCCGTTTGACGACCACATAGCCGGACACGGTGTTGCCATCGCCGCATGATGCAACAAGAAGCATCAGGGCGACAGCAAGAAACACTAAAAGTCTTTTCATTGTCGATTCGGTTTTTGGAAATGTTATGCGTCAATGATTGGTTCGCCGACCATGAACGAATTTTCGGCGGTGGTTTGCTCCTTGATTTTCTGCATGGTCGCCACGGGGTCGCCTGACAATCCCGCCTTTTCCACGGATTCTTCTTGCGAAATGACCGCCTTTCCGCCGTTGGCGGTAAGCCAATAATTCAAATCGTCGATTTCGCTTGTCAGGATGTAAGGCGTTATTTCGGGTTCAACGTCCATTTCATCGCAAGCATCGGCAAGTGCGGTGTTGAATTGCCCGATGTATGCAAGAAGCACGTTGGCGCGTCGTTGTAGGTAATCATCGAATATTTCGCGTTTGTCCTGAACTTTCAAGTGCGCGTCCATGAAAAGCAATTTCAGGGCAAGCCCGGAAATCGCGCCCAGCCCCTTGACCGAATCAAAGGAAATGTCGGGGGTCTGCGTGATGGTGTATATCAGGCGCAAAAGGGTTTCGATTTCCAACTTGACCGCTTCGGGTGCGTTTGCCCACGACACATATTGCATCGTTGCGCCCGGTTCACCCTCGATAACCGCGCCGGATTCGCCCTTTTTCGCCCATCCGTTGATTGTTCCCGTGACAAAGATTTTCGGGCTTGCGTGATAATCGTTTGTGTCGGCAAAGTTCGACAAAAGGGTTTCCAAACGGTCAATCAGTTTGTCCACGTCCTCGGTTTCAAACTTATCTTGATACCCGTAAACGATGGGGATTTTGCCGATGGCAACGGGCTTCGGGAAACCCTCGACAAGCCGCACCCCTATGCCGCCGCCGTTGGTGCGCCAAAGCCAATGTTCTTCATCGGTGAATGTTTCAAAGTAATCAGTTGAAACACCCTTGTTGTCCTTGTGGCTGTAAGCACGGGAAAACGCCACCATGTCGCCGGAATCATCGAAGTAAGGGTAAAGCGTATCACCAAAGGCGGGCGACAATACGGTGCAACGCAATTTGAACTTGCTTTTGAACCCATATTTGCCGTGTTCCTTTGGTACGGGATACCAATATTCGGCGCATTCCTTGAAGCCGAAAATGGCACGACCGATTTTGCGGTTCATCGAATTGCTCTTAACATCTTTCAAGATGCGTTTCAGGGCAAAAAGAACTGCTTTTTCTTGCTCATTGGCGGGGGTTGCGTTATACTCGACCGGGTTTCCGAAACAAAACGACACGGCGCGTTTGATAATCAGCTTTTGAATTGCCACGGCAATGCGGGCGACCTTTTCCGTGCGTGTGGCGACCGCTTCACCGTCGGCGGTGATAACTTTCTTTGCTGAATCACTTTCGGCATCAACATCGACGCGCACTTGCTTGTCCTTGCGCTTGATTGGGTCGTTTATGTCGTGCAACTTCGGGTCAAGTGCCTTTTTAGCTTGTTCGGCATCCGGGATGGGATGATTGCGCCCCGACTGCAAAGCACTGATTTGGTCGGTCGGGTTCTCCGATTGGATGATGTCTTTTAACTTCATTTGTTCACTTGTGTTTTATAGTGATACACATTAGCGACCAAAAAGGGATGCAACCCCCGATTTGGCGCGTTTTCTTCTTTTCTCGATTGTTCCCGTCAATGCGTCCGGCGCATCGTCGTGTTCGTTTTGTCCGGCTTTCAAGTAACCACAAATCGCCTTTGCAAATTCAGGGAATCGGCGTTTCCACCCAAAGGGCATGAATGTGAGGTTCTGAACCATCGCCGAATGCTCATAAATGCGGATGTCCTTGTTCTCGGTTTGGTGAAAGGCGATGAAGCGTGTTTTGGCATTGCCCATCAATCGGCATTGCTTTTCAACATTGTTCTTGAAAAGGCGACCGCCGTTGTTGGCTTCAATCACACATTCGACAACCCCGTGTTTGGTCAGCATCTTTGCAAGGGCGGGTTCGGTGTACTCGACCGGGCGCGTGGTGTAAAGCACATCGACAACATAATTGCCGTGTTCGGTTTCATCATAGATGATGCCGCACAAGAAGTCCTTGCCCGTGTCCGCCACGTCAACATAAGCCTTGCGGATGCAATATTGTGTCGCCGGGCGAATCTCATATTCCACGAATCCGGCTTCATACATAAGACCCTCGCGGGGTTGCGGGTTCTGCTGATAGAGTGAATCGAACACTTGCGGATTGCGCTTGCGCGTGGCAAGCAACTTTTCACGCGAATGCCGTTCTTCCCAAAGTGCTTCACCCTCTTGTCGGGGGTCATATTCGGTCGGTGCGCCCTCTTTGATTGCCTGATAAATGACCACAACCCAACCGTCGGGATTCTCCACGGGGTCATAAACCCCTTGTTCCCTCAATAACTTGCCCGCCAAATCATCTTCATGCCAACGGGTAAAGACAATCAGTTGTTGGGAATCGTTGTGAAGTCGGGTTTCCGCCACGGTGTCATACCAATCGGACACGGATTCACGCACAATCGGCGACCATGCCGTTTTCGCGTCCTTGTAAATATCATCCATAATCAGGATGTCAACGGGTTCACCCGTCAATGCGCCACCGACACCAACAGTCTTGAAGCCCCCGCGATGCCCGACAATTTCGCATTCATCGGCATTACGTAACCACGACCCGGCAATGGTCGTGACGTTGGATGCGTTCAAGCACGTTTCGGGAAAAATGGCGTGATATTCCGGGGAATCAATGATGCGTTGAATCTCTCGGTTGAATTTACGGGCTTTCGGCGCATTGTAGGAAATAATCGCCAATCGATGTTCAGGACATAAGCCCAAAAGGAACGACGGCAAACGGCGGGTTGAACCCTCGGACTTGCCGTGCTGCGGGGGCATAAAGACCATAAGTTTCTTGATTTCCCCGTGTGCAAAGGATGTCAGCACCGAATAATAACGGCGGTGAAAGTCTGCCGGGCGAAAGGTCGGCATGGTGGCAAGGGTGAAACGCAACAAATCGGAACGACTTTCGCGCAAAAGCCGTTCTTGCATTGCCTTGATATATTGCACCATGTCCGACCGCTTATTCATCAGGAATCCAATTTGCGGTGTAAATCCTCAATAATCGCCGCCAATTCGTCATCGGTCTTTTTTGCGAATAGGTCTTGACCATCCTTGCCCGTTACTTCGGTTGACTGACGGTTGCGCCAATGCTCCGGGTCGCCGTTGGTAAGCATGAAAATAATCGCGGCGGTGTCCGGCTGAATGTGCTTCTTGGTGGTCGTTTGCTCCTTGATGCGCGGCTTTTCTTTGCCGTCTTGGGTCTTTTGATTGCTTGGAACGGTCACAACCTTTGTTTCCGTCACGTCGTAACCCTGAATCTTTTTTCGCAATGACTTCTTGGCTTCAATGACCATTGATTGCATCAGTTCTTCGCGGGCTTCCTCGACGGCAAGGGCAAAATCTTCACGGGTGTTGACCCATTCGTGATAAGTTTGCGTTGAAATCCCGACTTGACGGCAAATTTCGGCAATGGTGTAAGTGTCCGACTTCAAAAGCCCGACAATCTTTGCAACCATCTTTTTGCTATACTTTGCCATTTTGATTCTTTTTTTAGTTGGAAAAAGTAAGATTCATCAGGTTTTCACTCTTTCAACTCGCATTCAAAGCCCCGGTCTTGCAGTTCCGAAAACAACATTGACAACTTGGTTACGTCCTTGCATTCGACAATCAGGCGGGTGGAAATCTCCTTTTTTTCGGGTTCTTCTCCCT